AAGAATGAAAGCCGGATCGAGGCGGCATACGAGCAATCAGATCAAAGATTATGGGAAATGCCGTGCAAGTGCGGACATTTTCAGGCGCTTAAATGGCGTCATGTTAAGTGGGAAGACAAGAAACCTGAAACTGCATGTATTGAATGTGAGAAATGCGGATATGAATGGACCGACATCGAACGAAAACAAGCACTCAAAAAAGGCCGATGGCATTCGACGGCAGAGTTCAATGGGACTGCAGGATTTTCACTTAATGCACTTTCAAGTCCCTGGACAAGTCTTGAAGGACTTGCCCGGGAATTTCTGGAAGCAAAGGCGCATGGGGCAGAATCGCTCCGTGTTTTTATCAATACCGCATTGGGCGAAAGTTGGTCCGAAGATTCAGAAGAAATAAAGAGCAATGAGATTATCGAAAGACGCGAACATTATACGCATCCGGTCCCGGATGGAGTTCTTGTCATCACAGCTTCGGTCGATGTTCAAAAGGACCGGCTCGAATGTCTGGTATGCGGTCACGGTCACCTTTCGGAGATGTGGTTTTTGGATCATAAAATTTATTACGGGGACGCGGCAGACGATTCTATTTGGACTGAGCTTTCTAGCTTTATTTCTACTCCTTGGCGTCTGGTTAATGGCAAGGATGTTAAGATTTCTCAAACATTGGTTGATTCAGGTTATGAGACGCAGCGTGTTTATCAATTTGTAAAACGCATGGGCGGCCACCGGGTCCATGCGTCGAAGGGAGTTGGAGGAGCCGGACGTCCTGCCGTTGGACGTGCTTCAAAATCCAACTCGGCCCGAGTCTCAGTCATGCCAATTGGAGTGAATACCTTAAAGGAGACACTATTTGCACGACTCCGAAACGTCGATTTTGGGCCGGGATATTGGCATATACCAGACTTTTTCGATCAAGAATGGTGTTATCAACTGACTGCAGAAAAAGCCGTTAAGAGATATTCAAAAGGAATTCCGCGAATTGAATATATTAAGATGCGCCCACGGAACGAAGCACTTGACCTCGCGGTCTTGAACCTGGCCGCATTCGCGATGCTCAACGTAAACACTGAAAAAATCCAACAACGTCTGGAAGATGTCAGGAAACCGGAAAAGGCACCTCCATTACCGAGATACATGAAACCAAAACCAACCTGGGCGAAGAGGTTTAAATGAGTAACATTTTTGATTCTACCGAATGGCCTTCGACGCCGCCTGATCCTTTCATCGCAGGAGATTATTTCGCGTTTAAACGTGGTGATCTGACAAGCGCGTTTCCGATTGCAAGCTATGCGGTGACATTCAACGCGTCGTTGTTTGGATCATCAACCTCAACGACAAGTGCAGCGCAAATACCGATTTCTGCAACTGAATCGGGTTCCGAATATCTATTCACGGTAAATGGAAACAGCACAAAGGATTGGACGACCGGAGATTACGCCTGGTCAATATTCGTCACCGATTCATCCGATGCGAATAAACGGCATCAAATCCAGCACGGGACGTTCGAAGTCAAAGCAAATTGGGCCGTATCGACTGCTGATCCTAGAAGTGATGCACAGAAGAATTTAGAACTCATTGAGGATATTTTATACAACCGTGTTCAAGGTGATGTTTCCAGTTATTCGATTGCAGGGCGTTCACTTTCAAAGATGGGACCGGATGAACTCATTACGATGAGGGACTTTTACAAACGTCAGGTCACAATGGAAACGCGAAGAGAAAGAATCCGATTAGGATTCGGAACAGGAGCAAACATTCTACCGGATTTCAGACGATGAAATGGCCCTGGAAGAAAGAAAAGAAAACCCGCCGAGTTAATCCGCAGGTTTTCAATCGTAGTTATGTTGCAGGAGATACCTCGCGGCTTTATAACTGGCAGACCGGAACGGATCGAAGCGCAGATGGAGAAATCAAAGACCGTCTGAAAACAATTCGTAAACGATCACGCGAACTGATCCAAAATGAGCCGCTTGCTAAAAAATATATTTCACTTCTCAATACTCAGGTTTTAGGACGTTATGGGATTCGGCTTCAGATGAAAGCGCGGAATGATGATAAGACTCTGGACTTGGCCGCAAATAATATCATTGAACGTTTATGGTCGAACTGGGGAAGACGTGGAGGCCCAGACTATTCAGGATGTGATGCATCCGGTCAATATACTTTTCTTGATATACAACGTCAGGTCTTGGATGCAGTGGTTCGTGATGGTGAAGCGCTTATATATATGCATGAAGGAAGGCGCAATCCGCATGGGTTTCAATTGGAGTTATTAACCGCGGATCGTTTGAATATTGAAAAGAATGAAGTATTACGGAGCGGCAATGTTATCCGTATGGGAATCGAACAGGAAAAGCGTACCCGCCGGCCGTTGGCATACTTCTTAAATATGGGAGAAAATCCGATTTATGAATCGTTTGAAATCCAAGCACTGGGCGGGACATATGAACGAATCCCTGCCGAGCGGATCATTCATGTTTATTATTCCGAACGCATGGAACAAAGCCGCGGCCTTCCCTGGATGGCGCCTGCAATGCCGACCATTAAACTACTACAAACGTATTTAGAAAACGAAGTCGTTGCTAGTTCATTAGCCGCCGCGAAGGTTGCAACAATCACGAATAATTCAGGCGACGACGTTGCAATGGATGGAACGGTTGACGGGTATACGCCGATTTCAAACATGGAACCAGGGTCGATTGAGCAACTTCCATCAGGTTGGGAAATGAATCCGCTGGAGTTCTCGCATCCGACTTCCCAATTCCAGCCGATGCTGGAAACCGTAATCATGCAAATCGCATCCGGTCTTGGTGTTCCATATTCTGATCTTTCATCGAACATGACAGGCGCGAGTTATTCATCATTACGCCAGGAAGCACTTCAAAGCCGTGAATATTACCGGACGTTGCAACAATGGTTCATAGACCAATTCATTGATCCGATTTATCAGCGCTGGTTGAGTTCAGTTTTAACAACTCCAGGAAGCGATACCGAAGCCATTTTAAAACTTCCGGTAGAAAAGTTTTTTAAATGGAGCGAGGGCGCGCACTTTTTCCCACGAGGTTTCGAAGGCGTCGATCCGCTGAAGGACGCAAACGCAAAGAAAGTCGCATTGCAGAATGGTTTCGTTTCCTTGCAGGACGTGGCCGCAGACCGTGGGACCGATCTTGAATCGTTAATGGCACAGCATCAGACTGCAAAATCATTGGCGCAACAATATGGCGTCAAATTAGCCTTTGAGCCGTTTGGTTCACCGCATCAATCCATAGAGCCGGAGATTGAATAAAATGGAAGAAAAGAAAATAGAATATAGAGATTTTAAAATCGATTCTGAAGATACAAACACGAAAACGATTGAAATGAGTGTATCCAGTGAATCGCCTGTGAACCGGAATTGGAACGGTGTGCAAGGTCGTGAAGTTTTAGACCACTCACCCGGATCAGTTGATTTATCACGATTCGAAAACGGAGCTGGAGCATTATTGCTGGACCATGACCCGGAAAAACTTATTGGAGTTATCGATTCCATACGCCTTGACGAATCGCAGCGGAAACTGCGAGCGACGGCACGGTTTGGAAATTCCGTGCTAGCGAAAGAGGCATTTCAGGATGTTGTAGATCGGATACGTACCAACGTGTCCATTGGTTACAACGTCAACAATTTTGTCCAGGAGGATTCTGAGGACCGCGCGGAAGCGCCGACTTTCCGAGTCAATGATTGGACATTACTTGAAATCTCAAGCGTCTCCATCCCGTCCGATATCGAGGTAGGAGTAGGACGCGCACAAAATACACAACCATCACATCATAGGATAGAACAGATGGAAAACATACAAGAGCAGACGGTGCAAAAAAGCATCGTGGACGACCCGGAGCTGAAAGCACGACTTCAAAAAGAAGCGGCCAAAGAAGACCGGAGTCGATCCAAAGAAATTTGGGAAATCGCAGGACGGAATAACATTCCGCATGATATTGTTCATAAAGCAATATATGACGATGTTTCCAGCGTTGCCGACTTTCGTGGAATCGCCCTGGATTACAGGGAAAAGGAAGGACTACGCGTACAGCCTCTAGAGGATACCACAATGGGATTAAGCGATTCAGAAGTGAAGCGCTTTTCTGTTGCAAAAATTCTTAATGCAGAAGCAAATCCGCATGACCGAGCCGCCCAGGAAGAAGCCGCGTATGAGCGTGATGTCGTCTCGGCATACAAAAAGACAACGACACGAACCGGAAAAGGTTTGATGATACCCGAAGATATCATCCTTTCAAAGCCTTTATCTAACAGGGCATTAGTTGAAAACGGACGTATGAAACGTGATTGGAATACGACGAATGCAACAGGCGGATATTTGATTGAGACTCAGTTAGTTTCGTTCATTGATCGCTTGAGACATTATCTGTTTTTGACTGATGTTGGAGTCACGGAGCTTCGCGGATTGAATGGTCCAATCAATATTCCACGATTGACCGCATCTCAGACTGCATACTGGGTCGCCGAGGCAGGGGACTTGACCGAGTCTCAAGGGACGTTGGACCAGGTTTCGCTTACTCCAAAAACCGTTGGCGCCTATTCTCAAGTCACGAGACGCCTGCTGGAGGAAGCAAAAACCAACTACACCGTCGAAACGTTGATCATCGATGATATGGCAAAGCAGATCGCGGCCGCCATTCAGGATAAAGCGTTGAGTGGTGATGGATCGTCTGACACGCCGACTGGATTGTATAATTCTTCGATTTCAACCAAGACTTGTACGGATCAAAACGATCCGACGTGGGCCGAGGCTGTTGGAGTCTGGTCAACGGTTGCATCAAACCGCGCGCTTTCATTACCACGCGATGAGTTCGCATGGGCATGCCCCGCAACGGTTGCAGGTAACTTGATGGTGAAAACCAAAGATTCTGGGTCAGGACGTTTTGTTCTTGATGATAATATGAGAATATTGAATTATCCGGTCCTTATTTCAGAACTTTGTAGCCAATTGACCTTCGGCGCATGGCGACAACTTATTCTGGCTTATTGGTCTGGGCTCGACATTCTCACCGATCCTTTTACCTCGGGTAAGTCTGGGACGGTAAACTTTTACGCCTTGCAGGACGTTGACGTTGGAGTACGTCTACCGACGGCATTCTGTAAAACAACCGAGTAATTTTAAGAGGGCGGAATGGTTTGGAACACTGAAACATTCCGCCCATCTACCGAGGGAAAAATGGATAAAACCATAAAGATTCTAAAACAGACGATTATTAGCAACGAAGTCGCAAAGGTTGGAACGGTTCACACACTGCCGGCGCAGATAGCAGATATGCACGTAGGTTCCGGCAATGCAGAATTCGTTGAAGCCGACGCAACAAACCGGGCCGTTGGTGTTCAAGGTTCCGATTCAACGCCGAAGAAAAGGAAAGTCCGACGGTGACAATTGAAACTGCAACCGATCTAGGGGACTTTTTCAAGACGGACGACTTCGCGGTTGCGGCAACCTATACCGCGGCGGGTGAGTCAGCGGCAACGATTAATGTATTATTCGATGCGCCTTTCAATAGTATTCCTTTGGATTCGGGCGACGTCGATGTTGAATCAAATACACCGACCGCACTTTGCCAGACGACCGACGTTTCTGCGGCGGCACATGGTGACGTCATTGTTATCAGTTCGACCACGTACCACGTAATCGGAGTGCAGGCGGATAGCGGCTCAGGTTATCAAGGGACCACGCTTTTAGTTTTGGAAGAACAATAATGGCAAACCATCTCCGGCGACAAATTCGGGAGCGTATTGTAATCGATGTAACCGGACTATCTACGACCGGAAGCAATGTTTTTGAGGGGCGGGTTTATCCGGTTGAGGGATCGAAACTTCCTTGTCTTTTAGTTTACGATTCTGCGGAATCGATTGAAGTGCAGACATTGTCCCCTGCCGGGTCAAGGTCAATGCAAGCGACATTGAATGTGGTCATTGAAGGATATGCAAACGGCGGAGATGGTGCAACAGTCTTAGACACGCTTGCAGGAATTCAAAAAGAGGTCCAGGTCGCAATGGCGGGTGATGTTTCAATCAATTCGCTTGCAGGCGATTCCGTACCAGTAAGCGCTGATATATCGCTGTCCGGTGAAGGGTCAAAACCGACCGGATCGAATCGCTTGACGTATCAAGTCCGATATGGATATGCGGAGAACGCACCGGACGTCGCAACATTAGGAGCATAAATGGAAATTGAACTAACGAAAAACACGATTATAGAAGGCGTGCCATACGAGGCGGGCGCGCTGGTTAGTGCTTCGCCTCAAAACGCGGAAAAGCTGATTCAAAGGGGTTTTGCAAGAATCCCAGAAAAGGCGGATCTGGAGCCAAAACCTAAAAAAAATAAAGGCAAAAAATGAGTACCCATACTGGAATAGACGGAGTCGTCAAATATGACGGGAACGCCATAGCATCGATTTCATCATGGTCATTTGATCAGACACAAGATGCAGTTGAAAATACTGCACTTGGGCAGAGTGCAAGGTCATATTTAACAGGCATCATCGGATGGAGCGGAAGCGCTGAGGCATTCTGGGATGAAACGGACACCGCACAAAGTCAAATCGATACAGATATGGGATCTCCTGATATCAAGACGCTTGAGCTTTATGCTGAAGGCACGACGTCGGGAGATACCTATTGGCATGGGAGCGTGATTGTGACTTCGGTTTCACGGTCAGCGAGTGTCAACGGAATGGTAACAGCCAGTTTCAGTTTCCAAGGAACAGGTGGATTGACCAAAACAACCGTCTAATGAGTGCGATTGAAAGTATCAAAGCTCATTATCGTTCAAAATTAGCAGGAGGATTGGGTTCAGTCGACGTTCCTGAATGGGGAACAGAGACAGAACCTTTGCGGATCTGGTTTAAATCTGCAACGAATCCGAAAACGCAGGAAAAGCTTGCCAAACTTTTCAATGAATCAAAACCAGTCGAGGCCGCAGTTGAGGCTTTGTATATTCGTGCATTGAACGAAGATGGGTCCGCGATGTTTGTTTCTGCAAATCGGCGCGAGTTGATGAATCATTGTGACGTCGATGTTTTAATCCGCGTCGTCGGTGAAATCAATAATTACCAGGCGATTGAAACCGATGAAATCCTGGGAAACTGAAGGCGCATTCCGATCTGTATTTCTATTTTCAATTGGCTGAGCATCTCCATAAGACCGTCAGCGAAGTGATGGAAATAAACGAAGCAGAATTGCAGGGTTGGAATGCATATTTTCAAATAAAAGCTGAACGTCAGAAATAAATGGCAGTATCAACGACAGTCCAGATACGGGCGGAAGACAAAACGAAAGCGGCGTTTCGTAAGATCAACGACCGGACCTCAAAGCTGAAAAAGTCGTTTGGGGGTCTTGCAGGGGCCGCGGTTTCACTTGCCGGAGTCGCGGGTCTGGGCGCATTGACTTCGAAGATCCTCACGCTAGGTGATCGGATCGGGAAAGTCGCGATTCAAACTGGAGTAGCGGCAGAGGATCTTCAAAAATTCCAATTTGCCGCCGAGCAAAGCGGAGTCGGTGCGGAGTCGATGAACAAAGCACTCCAGAAACTCAACAAACAAGTCGGTGAGGCAGTTTTAAAGGGCGGACCAGCAAAGGAAGCCCTTGACCAGTTAGGCATTTCTGCGCTCACATCTTCCGGTCAAGTCAAATCAACGGAAACGATCTTTCGAGATATTGCAGGGGCATTCGGTGACGTCGAATCGGATGCAATACGTGCTAAGATTGCAAGCGACCTGTTCGGACGCGCTGGAGTCGAGTTGATCCCGTTATTAAATGCGGGCGCAGATGGTGTTGATAAATTCGGGAAGCAATTAGAATCAGTTGGTGGCGTGATCAATGATGAATCGATCCAATCTATTCAAAATTTAAATGACAAAATAAACCTTCTTTCCAAATCATTTACTGGTTTTCTGGCCGATTCTGGAACATTCGAATATTTCGGTAACATCATTGATGGTTGGACGTTTGGCGTTAAAAAGCTGAATGAGAAATTCGGTGACCAGGAAAAGAAGATCCGAGACATCAATACAATTTCGGATGAACTTAAACTAACACGCAAGGAAACTGCACTCTACCAAAGTCAGATTGAGAAATCGACAGGCGAAGAAAAGAAAGAAGCACAAGAACGGTTAAAGACAAACAAAGAACAAATAAAAGAACTTCAGACCGAATTACTCAGTTCTGAAAAGATCGAAGGAAGCATTAAAGACCAGGAAAAAGCACAAACGAAGGTCAAGAAGGCAATTAAGGCAACCGATACCGTCGCAAAGGAACTGAAAAAGACGGTCAAACCTTTGATGATTGCAGGAAAGCTCGACATCCCGGCAATCGGCGGAAGGCAAGGACTTGGCGGATCTTTGGAGAAATTCACAGAATTTTATCTGAATCTGATGGTGCTTGCTGAGGATTATCTTGGAACCGGATTTGGAACTGCTGGAATTGTTAAAAAACACCTAAAAACAATCCGCCAGGATTTCACAGAAATGATCACCGGATTGCAGAATCAACTTGTTTTCAGACGTAATGATATTTCAGATGCATTTGCCGGCATCCTGAATGCGATTGAAAACGAGATGAAAACGAAAACTTTTAAAGCCGAAGACTTATTTACGGTCTTACGCGCCAATATCGCGGCGGCGGACCTGTTTAACATAACTGGAATGAAAAATATTTCTGCATCAAATCATTTGTCTGTAAGCGGGACGAAATCCGTCAAAGCG